ATACCGCATCGCAATTCCACACTTCTACAAATGGATGGCTGCCGGAAACAAGGATCTGTATATTGCCTACATCAAGGGCTATATCAAAAGCAGCCACCCCGGTTTAAAGCCGGTGAGGGTTGAAGGTTCGTATGTTATCTGTATCAAGAAATAGGAAAGCCGAGGTGATACGATGCCCGAGAGGTTTTATTTCCCTGTTTATTCAGGTTTACTGACAGCACAGCATAGAGAGAAAATCGGACCAGCGATTTGGGAATTTTTATGGCTTGTTTCAAAAGTCACAAAGGAAGAACAGGTGGAAGATGAAACCTGGGGCATCGTGCTCGGTGGTAGACCTGTGAAACTTGCAGAAATCGCTGCTGAGCTCGGTGGAAGTGAACGGACCGTGAAAAGAAATATTGCTCGGCTAAAAGAGGAAGGTTACATCGAAACGGTTCGTGCCCCATATGGAGAAATTTATAAAGTTCGAAAATCTAAGAAGTTTATTGTTAAAAAGAGAAGTGCCAAAATTGGCATCTCTGTTAGTGAAAGAGAGGACAAAAATGGCACATCTAAACAGAGAGAAGTGCCACATTTGTCCAAGAGAAGTGCCAAAAATGGCACATGTAATAAAGATATAAAAGATATAAAAAAAGAAGAGGAAGAGAAGAGCATGTCTAACAATTCTGCTTTTCAATTAATTGCTAATAAATTTATCCAACGTAGAGGAAGAGGATTAGTTCTTTCTGCTAAAGATGAAATGGCTATAGAGAGATTATTAAGTGACAACATCCCATTAGATACCATTTTAAAGTTGATGGATGAAGTGTTTGATGATTACGAACCAAAGCACCGTATGGATTACATCCAGACATTTGAATATGTAGAGAAGGGGATTCTCGATCGTTATTACAACAGTGAGAAAGCGAACGGTAAAAAAGACAATCTCCAGATCCTTGATGAAATCGCTCGTAAATATGGAGTGAGTTGAGGTGTTTAGATGTGACGAGTAAACAGGTTATAAGTATTCTCCGTTATATTGCGGCAGCGTATCCGAATTTCGAGGTAACTGAGGAACGTGTGGTTGTTTGGATTGAGCAATTAAGTGAAGTTGATTATGAAGCTGCTTTAAAGAAAGTGAAGAAGCACGTGGCATTAAACAAATTCCCTCCATCCATTGCAGAAGTTTATGTTGAGCCGGAAAAATCACGTATCAACCACGAGCATCTTGCAAAAATGAGGGCACTACGAGGTGAAGAATTCTATGACAGAACTGCCGATGAACTACAGTATTGAAGCAGAATGCATGTTGCTCGGGAGCATTTTTCTAGAACCAACGATTATTCATGAAATTTCCTTGAAGCCGGAACACTTTTTTGATACGAAACACAAGCAGATTTTCAATATCATGCTACGCCTAGTCGAAAAAAATAAACCCATCGATTTTGTTGCTATCGTTGAAGAAACGGGAAATGACGCAGTACAGCAAATTGGCGGTGTTTCCTATTTGATGCAGTTGGCCAATGCGGTTCCGACTACAGCCAATTTTGAATACTATGCCGATGTCATCATGAAGATGTGGAAAAAGAGAGCTGTTCAACAGGTTTTGAAGCCAATCGAAACAGGTGAAATGGATGAAATCGACATCCAATCCATCATCCAGCAGTTAAATCAGATTGATACAACGGGGACACGAGAACGTTTCAACTTGGCTGAGCGCCTGGCTAACCTGTATGAACTCCCTGACATTCCAGTGCCAAAAGGACTGTCGGGTATTCCTTCGGGATTTCGCGACTTAGATGATATGACAGACGGCTTCCAGGACGAAGACAGCATTATCATTGGAGCCCGGCCGTCAATGGGGAAAACAGCTCTTATGTTAAATATCGCGGCGAACGCCGGCATGAAAGGCGTGATTCCTGTCATTTTCTCTTTGGAAATGAGTGCAGATTCTCTTATCAAGCGTATGTTATCGATGCTCGGCGGTATCGACGGCATCAAAATTCGAAATCCATATCACTACTTCACTGATGATGATCGCGCTCGCTGGGTTAAGGCGATTGGTATCTTAGAAAAAATCAATCTACAAATTTTTGATCGTCCAGGTCAAACAGTCAATGAGATGAGAGCCCAAGTGCGGCAAATCAAAAAAGACTTTCCAAACAAAAAGCTTCTTGTCATGATTGACTACCTAACGTTGATTCGACCGCAACACGATCATAACGGTAATGCGCATTTACAAGTTTCAGAGATTTCAGCTTCTCTCAAAGCGATGGCGAAAGAATTTAAACTTCCGGTAATTACATTGGCACAGTTGTCACGCAGTGTAGAGAACCGTTCGAATAAACGCCCAATGATGAGTGACCTTCGCGAATCGGGGAGTATTGAACAAGATGCAGACATCATCATGTTTTTATATCGTGATGAATATTACAACAAAGATTCAGAGAAGAAAAACATTTTAGAAATTGATATTGCAAAACAGCGCAATGGTCCGACTGGAACGATTGAGCTTTACTACGACAAGGAACGAAACAAAATTAGCGATTTGGTTAAACAAATGAAAATGGAAATGGTGGTGAGATGATACATGACCATACTTAAAGAAGCAGTCGAGCAACAAAAACTCGTTCAAGAGCGCAAGGCATACATCATTGATTTTCTCATTGACCATGAGGTCTACGAAGCAAAAGATGGTCGGCAGTTATATGAATTATCTCTTGGAGAACTAGAACGCATGTATATCGAGGTACGATGCAAGATTGGAAGGGAGATGTCTTGATGGAAAGAGTGAAATTGACTTCAGCACAAGCAGAAGTGTTTGAAAAAGCTATCAACTCTTTAGGTGTACAAAGTTTGGTTTACGAAGCGGTTGTAAATGAAAGAGGGTTCTGTGGTGACTTAATGGTACTGAATGAACTAGAACCACAAGACATTGTAAATGCGGTTAAATACGGCTACGAAATCGAGGATCCGTTCAAAGTAGGGGATTGGGTCAAGTATCAAACTTTTGGTGGGGTTTATGTTTACGGCAAAATCGAAAAAATAAATGAGTTTGGTAGTGCAGAAGCGCAATGGAGCGATGGGAGAGGTGGAGGTATACCACTCTATGGGTTAATGCGAATGACAGATGAAGAAATCGCAGCCGAAAAAGAGCGCCGGAAATGGGCAACGATTGGGCGTGAGGTTGGGGAATATCACGCAGGGGATTTCGTTAGACATAAAAGGTACGGAATAGACATGGTTGAGTTTGTTGATGCACCAGGCGTCTATTTAAAAGCATTAAGAAGATATTGCGATAAAGACGAAATCGAACTCATTTGCCCAGTCGAACAGCGCTTCGATATGAAGGAGGCAGAATGATGAACCTTCAAAAATTGTTTGAGTTGCAACGCCAGCTAGATGAACACATTGAGCGCGAACATCCGCAGCAACCGGACGAGGATCGGCTGGCGAAAAAGATTTTGGCGTTGCAAGTGGAGCTTGGGGAACTAGCAAATTGTTGGCGCGGTTTCAAGTTCTGGAGTCATGACCAGGAACCGAGAAGAGAAAAAATTCATTACTCGGTGGTTGGAATTCCGTTAAGAAAAACGGATCCATTGCTTGAAGAATACATTGATTGCCTACATTTCATTCTTTCGATTGGGTTAGAGCTAGGGATTGAAAATATGGTCTCAATTGAAAAATTCCAATCTGTCGACACAATTGAATTTGAGTTTATGGAGTTATATAGCAAGGTAGCAGCACTTTACCATACTTGTTTAAAGTCTGTTAAGAAAGACATCATTAAGATTTATTACGAAATGGTATTTGAACAATTCCTTGTATTAGGGGAACGACTCGGCCTCACATGGGAACAAATCGAAGAAGCATATCTACAGAAAAACGCCGTCAATCACCAGCGCCAGGAGAGTGGGTATTGATGATTCAATTTACTGTCTATGGGGAGCCCGTTGCACAAGGACGGCCAAGGGCAACTACGGTCAACGGTCACATACGAATGTACGATCCGAAAAAGTCCAGTGATTTCAAGGATTACGTGAGATTAGTTGCTTCCGAGCATCGCCCAGAAAAGCTGATTGAAGGTCCGATCTCTCTTTTGGTCAAGGTGTACAAGCCTACCCTGAAAAGCTTCAGCAAAAGGAAAAAAGCTGCAGCCGAGGCCGGCCAGCTGCGTCCGACAAGCAAGCCAGATGTCGATAACTACGTCAAAGGTGTGAAGGACGCGCTCAAAAACGTCATTTGGAAGGACGACAGCCAGGTTGTAGACTTACATATTTCCAAATGGTACAGCGAAACACCAAGGGTGGAAGTAACCATTGTGCCTTTAGGAGAACAGCAACAAACTTTATCAATCTAATAAATTGGGAGGTTGTTAATATGTCTTTTGTAGATTTCAAAGCACTAGTTAAGAAAGTGAATCTCAAGCCAAAAGGTGTGAAGGAGATCGTTCTTGAGGTGAGTGA